CGAAGCGGACCAGCGCCTCGCCTCGGCCCTTGGCGGCACCGAAGAGCAGGGTCGCGGTGACGTTGAGGTAGCCGGACTGCTCCTGGCCGACGATGACCTGGACGCCGAGGCCCGTGTCGGGCTCGACGGCGTTCGCCACTTCCCAGCCGGGGATCTCGGTGTAGGGCAGGGCGGCGGCGACGGCGATGGCGTCGGCACCGGCCATGAAGCCCGCGAGGTCTTCGGTGGCGAGGAGGTTGCTCCACTGGTAGGCTTCGGCGCCGGCGAGGGTGCCGAGGCGGCCCGAGGAGATGACCTGCGCGCCGAGACCGTTGGCGCCGGTGATGGTGCTGTCACCGAGGAGGTCCTGGGTGTACTTGTTGTTCAGCACGAGGACGCGGGGCTCGGAAGCCTTGTTGTCGTCGAGCACCTTCTTGGCCGAGAGGACTTCGGCGTAGGAGAGGGCGGCGCCGCTGACGACGTCCGAGGAGTAGTTGGCGACGGTGATGATCGCGCGGACTTCGTCCATGCACTTCTGGGCGAGGGCGTTCGCGGCGGTCACGGTGAAGTTGTCGATGAAGAAGCCGGCACCGTACTCCTTGATGTTGAGGGGGTCGACGCGGGTCGAGACCTTGAAGTGCTTAAGGGTGACATCGGCCTTGGTGACGGTGGCGTCATCCTGGGCGAGGTAGCCGGAGGCGCCGAACTCGGTCGCGGTGGAGGTGCCGATGAGGGGAACCTGGATGGTCTTGCCGGAAGCCTGGGGGCTGGAGACGAAGACGCGGCTCATGCTGCGGAGCACGGGCAGCTTGTTCTTGAGGGACGCGATCACGCCGTCGGCGAGGACAGCGGGGGCGGCCTGGATGGAGTTAGCCATGATGGATTAGGATTAGGGGGTGAGGGTTAGGGGAAAGATTACTTGCGGAGGGCGCCCATGATGGCGGCGCGGTTCGCGGCGAAGAAGGCCGCGCGCTCCTGCCCGGAGAGGGCGAGGTAGGTCTCGAGGACGTCGGCCTTGGGGGCGGCGTCCGCGGCGGGGTTGGTCTCGACAGGGGCCACGCCGACGGAGGCCGCGATCTTGGCGGCTTCCTCGGAGGCGGTGACGGCGGTCTCGGCGGCGGCCTCGACCTTCGCGGCGAGGGCGACCTTCTCGGCCTCGATGGCGGCGAGCTTGTCCTCGGCCACGCGGAGCTTCTCGGTCAGCTCGAGGTTGAGGGCGACGACGCTTTCCGCGGTGGCGCGGGCTTCGGCGACTTCGGCATCCTTTGCCGAGATGCCCTCGAGGGCGGCGGCGAGACGGGCTTCGATGGTGTCCATGTTCAGTTCTAAAGTTGCACCAGCCGTCAAGGAAGCCTGCTCCCTGTCCAGCCGCTCGACGGTGCGCTCGGCCCACTTCGCGGCGTCCATTATATCGCCGGAGGTCGAGCCGCCCCAGATCAGCCAGGCCACCGCACCCTTGCCCGGGAAGGCGTCGTTGTCGGGGTCGTTCGCGGGTGCGTCCATGTCAACGCGGTGACGCGCGAACCAAGGCCCCATGCGGCGAACCTTGTCCTCGGAGACGCTGCCGTCGGCCATCTCGCGGGCCTCGCGCAGGGTCTTGTCGGTCATGCCTTCCCCGCCCTTGCCCTCGCGGTTGTACTCAAGCCCGCGTCGTGCGTTGTCCGAAATGAACTTGGGGACGTCGACAGCCATCACCCGTTCAGCTCGGCCACGAGGGCTGCGAGGCTGGTGCCAAGCCCAGTCACAAGACCCTTGCCAGCGGCCTGCCGGCCGGAGAAGACCTGACCTTCCATGTCGGCGTCGGCGACCATCCGGCGCTTAGAGCGGACGGAGGCGCGGAACTCAGCGTGGATGGCGTTCACCTGCTCCTGGAGGTCGGCCCGCTGGGCGTCGGAGAGCGAGGTCCCGGGGATGCCCGCGCCCTTGAGGGTGCCCGACTTGATGACATCCATGCGGACGCCAGCCATGTCGAAAGCCTTGGAATAGTCCGGAATCGCCATGTAGACGCCGATGCTCCCGACGGTGGCCGAGGGCGTGGCGACGAAGCGGTCAGCCGACGCGCCGATCCAGTATGCTGCGGACGCGGCTTCTGTGGCCGTGAAGGAGACGGTGGGCTTGCTCGACTTGGCGAGCGCGGCCGCGGCCTCCTCGACGCCCGTGACCGTCCCTCCAGGGGAGGAGATGTCGATGACGATGACGGAGACCTCGGGGTCTTCCTCCATCATCTCGAGGGCCGAGGTGAACTCGTCCACGTCAGACCCGCCGGTCAGGGCCTCGAGCCGGGACAGACCCTTGCCGATGACGCCCTTGAGGGGGATGACGCCGACTCGTCCGGCCTTGTACGCCTCGGGCTTCGACCCGAAGACCATCTTGAGCGTCTCCTCGAGCGCGCCGGCGTTGGCGGCGGCTTCCGCGTGGTCGGCGGCGCGGGACGGGTCGATGAGAAGTGGCTCGCGACCCTTGAGGGCGTTGGTGAGGAAGCGCATGATGATTAAGGGGTGGGAGTTGTAGACGCCGCCGAGACCGTGCCGGGAGGGGTGTTCGTCTGCTTGAACAGAAGCTCGAAGGGAATCCCGTTGCGGGCGGCGAGGTCGCGGATGAACGCCATGTCGGCGGCCCGCTTCTCCATCTCCTCGCGGAAGTCCATCCCGCGCTGGGAATAAAGCTCGGACATGGACATTAGGCCCATCTCGATATCCGCGCGGTCGTTGGCGGCTTCCCTGCCAGCGTCGACGGTGACGCGCTTCGGGGTCGTCCAGGACGCCTTCTGCCAGCCGTCGATGTCGGGCAGCTCTCCGCGGGCGATGGCGTCGCCGATGACGTAGCCCCAGGTCGGGTTGCAGATTTGGTCGATAAGGATCTGCTGGTGCCGGCTGGCGACCCTGTCCATCTTCGCGACCACGAGGCGAACCACGGCGCCGCCAATCTTCGAAGGGTCGTTGGTGAACTCGTACGGCAGGATGCCGCGGGCGATGTCGCGCTGGATGGCCTCGAGGAAACCGTTGAAGGTCGGCGAGGGGCGATTGGACTGGAAGGAGACGAGGTCTTCCCCTGGCTCAAGGGCGATGAACTTGCCGCCCAGACCGACGCCGAGCGCGTCCCCGGCCTGCGGGTTAGACGCCAGCTCGGACGCTAGGTCGGGGCCGAACTCGCCGCCGTTCTTCTTCAAAATGCGAGTGATTTCAGCCGAGTCTTTGACTGCGGTTTTTTCGAGGGCTAGCACCTCCATTTCGTCTTGGATATTCAGGAGGCTGTGCTGAAGCAGGGGCAGGCCGCGGGCTCCCGAGATGAACTCCGGGTCGTAGACCTGCATCATGGCGTTGGCTGGGATGAGGCGGGACGAGCCGTCCGAGCGGTAGATGTTGTAAGCCGCGACCTCGCCGTAGGCGCCGAAGAGGATGCCGTCGTGCATACGCTCGGGAACGCCAGTCTCGGGGTCGCCGACCCGGTGCGCCTCGATGCCCTGCAACTTGGTCGCCCCGCTGCCGTTGCGAACCTTGGCGAGGAAGAAGTCGCCGTCCAGCACCCAGCGGCGCTCGGCGATGCGGAGCACGTCGTTGAACGAGAACCGTCCGGTGATGTCGCACTTCCTAGACCAGTCGGCGAAATAAGCCTCGGCCGTGGCGTTCCACGCGGCGTCGGATGAGTGCGCCTGGGCGCGGAAGCCGTCGCCAACGGTGTAGAGGACGAGGTCGCCAACGATCTGGCGAACCATCCCCGAGTTGCGCTCGCCCCAGCGGAGCTTGCGGAGCATATCCCCGCGCTTGGCGGGCGTGAGGTCGCGGCGCTGGTCCTGCGCGGGCGACAGCCAGAGGAACGAGCGGCGGCCCGTGAAGCGCGTCGACTCGTAGCCGGCGCCGCTGCCGGAGTAGCCCTGCGCCTTCGGGGCCTTCGCGGCCTTGGCCTTGGGGACGGGAACCTTGATTGCGGGCTTGCGGGGCATAAATCAGAAGCCGTCGAACTGGCGCCAGTCCGTGCGGATGACGGTCACGCGGGAGCCGTAGGTCGCCGGGTCGAGCTGCTGGAGGGCCATCTTGCACTCGGCCAAGACCTCGCGGACGGGCATCACGAACTGCTTGTTCACGCTCGTCCCCGTGTCGGAGTAGCTCATGATGGTCTTGCCCTCCTTGAGCATGGCGACGGCCTTGTCGCGGATGGCGAGGATGTCGGACTCGGCCAAGCCGATGAAGATGCCGGAAGCGGTAGCCATTGTCTCTAAAGTTGCCGCACCGTCAAAGCGGGGGCTCCCCTCTGGCCCCGATTGCCAGCCTGCCAGCCACGCACACCAACCAGAGGGGAACCTTGCCAGGATTGGAAAGAGATAATCATGGCGAGTCAACGGCGACAATGTCCGACGCGGCCTCGCCGGCCTGCGAACCGACAAGACCCCAGCGGATTGCGAGGAGGGCGGCAAGGCATTCGCAGTCGAGCGCATGATTGTCCTTCTTACCCTGCGGAAGTATCCACATCGGCTTCCCAGTCCGCCTGTCCTTGACCCTAACCTCGGCGTCCATCTGCGCCGTGTAGTCGGTCGGGGCGTCGATGCCGAAGGTGTGCAGGCGTCGGACCCGGAGGCCGTGCAGGATGTCCTTAAGCGCAAGGTTTGAATAGGAGATGAGCCGTGCGCGGTTGCGCTGACCAGGCACAAGGACGGCCTGCGGCTCGGAGTAGAAGCGGCGCCTGTTCTGGCCGATGGCAAAGTCCTCTTGCCCCGAACCCTTTGCGACCTTCCAGCTCCGCTTGGCGGCCTCGGCGTAGACGACCTGCGTCTGGTCGCCCGAGTCGACGAGGACAAGGCCGGGGTGGATCTGCCATGTGACGGCCAAGGCGTCCAGCTCCTGCCAAGTCTCGACCCGTCCGAACCAGCGCAGGCGGCTATGGCCCTTCTCGCCCCAGGAGCGGATGACCGCCCAGAAGTGACCGCGCTGGACGTCGACGCCCATCGTGCGGAACTTGATGCCCTTCTCGTCCTTCGTAAGTTTGCCC